CTAACCCACTGATTTTAATAGGCCTCTTGTGTCACTTTGGTGACTATGGGACATCATTGGGACATAATCTGCCAGCTTCTGATTCAGCATTGCGATCTGTTCTGCATTGCTGTCAGTCATCCATGCTCCGTATACATTGAAAACCATCTGGGCACTGGCATGGCCCATCTGGCTGGCAATGAAGCTTGGATTTGCTCCGGCAGATAATGACCAGCACGCATAAGTGTGTCGTGACTGGTATGCCTTTCGATGCCTGATGCCTGCACGCTTAATGGCTGTTTCCCATGAGTCGCCAATGGAATCTACCTTGTAGATAAAACCTACCTGTTTGCTTTTTCTAACCACCTGGGGGTTGAATACGAAAGTACATTCATGATTCACTGAACGTCCATATTCACGTAGTTGAACCTTGATGTGGTGCTGCTTACCCAGTCTTGTCATTTCAGCCTGATTTTTCAGGACACTGATAGCGGGCTGGATAAGATGCACAACCCTGTTTGTACTTGCTTCAGTTTTAGGTAGAGTGAACTCACCGAGTTTCGTATAATTGCGCCTGATAGTAATTGTTCCTGCTTTCAGATCGATATCTTCCCAGGCCAGGGAGACCAGCTCACCATGACGCATTCCTGTGTACACAGCCAATGACCACAGGTTTTTTGTCTGCTGATGCCGGCAAGCATCTATCAGGCGAATAAATTCGTCACGAGTTAGCGGATCTGGCTCTGCCCTGGCTTTTTTAAGAGGCTTAATTCCCTCGAAGGGGTTTGCTTCTAAGTAACCGTGATCTGCAGCAAACTGAAACATTCCAGCGATTGTCGTCATATAATAATTTACAGTAACGACGCTCCGTCCTCTTGCTGGTGCTTTGTCTTTCGTTGAATTCTGATATCCGGTCAGCAAATCTTTCCTGATATACAGCAATTCCTCTTTGGTCACCGTTGACACCAGTCTGCTACCTCCAATTTTCGGAATCATTGTTCTTGCAACGGACTCATAGCGATTGAATGCATTTGCAGAGATTTCCATGCGTTTCAGATCCAGCCACTTTTTTTCAAGTTCTTTCACCGTAATTTCTTTTTATTTACCCCAAAAGCCTTGAGGTTAGGAGAGTCAGGGAACTGCGCAGCGTAATCAAAGTTTCCTGTACGAATGGCAAAACATACAGATGTCCGCAGCTCTCCGGCGATCTTCCTGTTCTTGGCAGTGTCAGGGACACCAAGATTTTCCCTGACACGTTTACCTTTAAAATTAAACCAGATGCGTAATGTGCCACCGTGGTTTTCGACGCCTGTTGGATATTTGACTTTATCCATCGATACCTCCAGACGCCCAAGAGCGATATGAGCTTACATATTTCATGGTATTAAATCACCCAGGTTGTTTGTTTTTCATTGAAGCGACCCAGGCATCGATTGCTTTTCTGTTATACATACATTCGCTGGAAGGTTTTGGATTACCGTCAGGCGATACGTGAATATACTCTCTTCCTACCATCCAGCATTCTTTCCGGGCCCGGAGAATTGTGCCTGGTTTGAGCCCGGTAATTGCGATAAGAACGCTTTCACAAACCCATTCATTGGGAGCCAGTTGAATCACATTGCCCATGCATTACCTCACACAACACTCAGCCCACGGCAGTGGCACCACACTTCAAACATTCGTTTCACAATTTCACGGCAGTAGAAACCGTCAACATCTCGCGTCAGGTCATAGCGATTGCCGTAACGCTGGCGTACCCATAGCTCAAACGCTTTATTCATTCTTTATTTCCTTTTCATGGCCCGTAATTTTTTCAGATGAGTTTCCAGTTCTGTTTCTGCCAGAATTTGTCGGTATTCCTGGTGATCGAGCCGTTCAAACAGTTCATTAAAATCGTTTATTTTTACCGACTGTGTTCGCCCATCCATTCTTCTGTACAACACAGTGTTATTTATGCAGCGAATAATTTTTACCGGGTAACCGGCACTGTCGGTATACAGTTGTCCCTGATTAATCAAAGCGAACATTTTTTCTCCTGCTCTCTGAATAGTGAGAACTTCAGAGTCGTATGTTTGTAGCGGGTTCAATACTGATAATTTCTGCTGAGATAAGCATCCCGGCAAGCCAGAGTTCTCCGGACAGGTCTTCATCCTGACATATCAGTTCGCCAATATTAATGGTGGCCATGATATCTGTTCCCCCTGTGCGCTCATCCTTGACTTCTTCATAAGGCAGCGTTGCGTACAGGCTTTCAATAGCGCAACTGATAACATCCAGTCCGGTCAGATTGCCGCCGACAGTAACTTCGAATGTTTCGCGGTATTCCCATAGCCCGAAAGTTAATCGAACGGTTTGTTTTGCCATGCGTCCGCATGACGTCAGATTCGGGTCATAGTTCATTATTTGCGGTTGAGTATTCTGGGGGTTCATCTGATCTTCCCTTAGCCCGGCGACTTGCCGGGCATATAAGTTATTTAACCTGGATAAATGGTGTATTAGCACCGCTGGTCATGTATTGCGGCAGTGTGCCGTTCCATTTATTGATGGCTTCCAGCTCCATAACACCGGGGTTCTGGCGCAGAGCTTCACCGCGTAAACGAATAGCATCGGCTTCGGCCTGAGCTTTTGTGCGAATCGCATCAGCCTGTCCGGCAGCTTCCGCGCGCAACATGTTGGCTTCCGCTTCGCGCTGTTTAACTTCCTGCTCGCGCTGCAGTGTTTTCTGGTTCGCCGTGACTTTGGCATTAATGCTGTCGATAACAGTAGGCGGGTACTCCGGCTTACCCACATATGAGAGGCTCATTACCTGAATACCGATAGGTGTCATCTCTGCCTGAATGTCTTTAAGAGCTTCATCAAGCAGCTCAGACTTGCCGCCGTCGATAAATTTGTCAGTGGTCATTTTGCTGGCCAGTCGGTTGAGTGCGTCGGCGATCTTCTGGCGCAGGTCGGTGTCTGTAATGTCATCCACGCCTTTGCGGTAGGTCTGAAACACCGTGGTAACTTTGGATGGATCAACTTTGTAGGCCACGCCAATGTGATAGCCGATGGTTGTACCGTCACTCATCTGGAAACTGAACGGTTCATCGTAGGTCTTCATTTGCTTGAAGGTGGGGAAGATGTAAACTTCAGTATTCCAGCCAGTCCAGTAGCGACCAACACCGACCACCTCACCGACGCCTTTATCGTCGCCCAGTTTATTTACCTTGATGCCAACATTACCTGGTTCAACGCGATCGCAACCGACAAGGCCAATAGTCGGCAGAACAATGGCTAAAGCAAAAATAATTTTTTTCATCTTTTATCCTTAGTGAAAGAAAGACCCTTGTAAATGGCATAAATGCAGGGCGGGGTCAGAAACGCCAGTGCAAAGCCAGAAATAACTGCTATCGTATCCTTCATGGATATAAGGAACGGAACGAGTAATCCGTAAATGCATGCGATAATTGCCAGTAAAATTACTATTGTGAAATACAGTCTCATTGGTCTGTGGTATCCCGATATTTTTAACCGACTGACAGCGCAATAAAGAGAATAATGATTTCAGTTAGTGTCAGCACTGTGGCAAGGATTAAAATCAGTTTTACTCTGCTTAATTCACGGTTGCTTTTCATATAAACGGTTAGTAAAAAACGGAAGAATTATATTCTTCTTAATATTTAATGTGTCACTGGCGCTTCTGGCATACCATGAGTATTCAGATCGTGAATCATTTCATCCAGAAGGAGTTCAAGCCCTTCGCGCCCCATAGCAGAGATAATGAAACCATTATCAGGATCTGCGATGAGCATTTTTTGATAGAGAAACAGAACTCGCCCCATGCCTTCAGCTTCGCCATATTTTTCAATAAATCCCCATTCGACATGGTTTTGCAGGGCAATGCGAAGTGGTCCGGGGTAGATACTCAGGCAACCATGTTTCCCCTTGTAAATAACTGCGCGATCTGTAGTTCCATTATCGTTAGGGATATCAACGGTACCGTTCTTGTCTTTCTCTTCATTTATAAACGTAGTCACATACAGCCATCGCCATTGAGCAACTTTCATATCGACTGAAAATCGTCCCAGCAACCCTGCATCATCGGCTTCAGCAATACATTGCATGATTCTTAAACCGTGTGAGTTTGGATAATCGTATTCACCATCATTAAGTCGCTGTACGGCCTCAACATAATCAATGGTTGTATTGCCAATTTTTATGCCATGTGGCGTAACTTCTGGTCGGAACTCTGAATAATTCATAATGTTTGTTCCTTTGCTGGTGGAATAATCGTGTAACCCGCTCTTTTTACCATCCACAGAAATGTATCCATGCAGCCAACGAATTCATCATCCGACAGATGTTTTGAGTAAATCACTTTCCCATTTTCAATGGTCAACAACACTCTTACTTTTTCATGTGTTATGTTCTGTTGTTTTTCTTTCATTTATTTATCTCCCATATGCTTTGCGCAAATACAGGTTGGCTATATGAAGATAAGAATCTCCATGTTGTGCAATGAGGCAGGCAGTTTTATACGATGCCTTATTTTTCAGGAAAGTCATAACTGAGTTACCTCTATGAATAAAGGTTGCAACAATCCCCGGCGATAAAACCGTAATAAACGTTCATGGCATATTTGTTGTTATTGCGCTAATTCTTTTTCGGCAGCAGCTTTTGCATATTCACATGCAAAATTCAGAATTTCGCTGCCAAGTGTTTTTATTTCGTTATTACTGGACATATGTAATACCTGTGTTGCATGCAATAAATGATAAACATTTACCGCAAATGAGTCCGGTTCCAGACAAATGCCTTCATAATCATCTTGCTGTGGGGTTGTTTCTGTCATTGCTCCTGAAGTGCATGCGAGCCTGTTTTTGACAATTCTCTTTCCTCTAATCACTATATCGGCTACATCTATTGCCTTTACAACCTCCGGGAGAAATTCCTGGTTTGTATAATCAAAGTTATCAACATGGAGAACAGTTATGTTTTCGAACTTTTTCATGCGCAAGTATCTCCAGCTGTTGGTTTACCGGTTAACAGCCACATCGGGTCGCAACCAAGAACATTTGCCAGTGGGATAAGCATACTGATAGTTGGTTCATACTCTCCGCTTTCCCACTGGATGATGATTTCTTCATCGAGATCGAGCAGCCTGGCGAGTTCGGCGGTTGTTAAGCCGCAGGCTTCGCGTTGGGTGCGAATCCGATTCTGTGAATTAATGGCTAAATTTTGTTTGCATGAACGCGACGCGGTGAGGCTATATTTTTGAGTTACAGCCAGGATGGAGCTGGCAAGTTCAATTAACTCAGGGTTATTGCTGCTATACAGTAGTGCTCCAGCCCCTACTAAGAGTTGAATATTCTCAAGAGCATCGTGTTGATTTGTTGGTAACCCCATATACGATGACATTTTCCTCATCCTCTATAATTGTTTTGGTGAGTTCGATACTTATGTCATGATAATAGGTTTACCTATTCATGTTGTCAATCGGTTTGTCGATTTTTTCAAAAAAAACCCACTCGTGGAGTGGGCGGGGATGTTAAATAATTATCGCTTATGCGAAACGGTGTAGCGTCATAGGCCAACTTACGATTACTTTTCCGTCAATGTGAAGTTGCTCGAAGTCATCTTGTTCGATAGCCCAATCTTTGTAAGCTGGATTGTCTGAGATCACTGTTAGGGTGTCTTTGATTTTTTGAAGCCTTTTGATGTGCGATGTTCCAGAGTATGTAAAAGCGTATATACCATCGCCATTAAATGAGCGAACTGATACGTCAACAAACACCAAGTCCTCAGGGTTTATTGTGCCTTTCATGCTGTCGCCGTGGGCGTTTATTGCTTTGATTGCTGATGCTGGTCTGCCGCCAAAAACTCTTGATGCGTATCCTGGTTCTATCGCTATAGATCTGACAATGTCTGGAAAATCAGAGTTATAACTACCAGGTCCGCAACTGTATCTGATGTCTAAAACATCCACGACATACGAATCAGTAATCCTGTCTTCTGAAATGTTACGTATTTGGTGTGAGTCTGCAGAGGTCTCGATTTCCATTGGACCGACACCAGATGCGAGCCATTCCGGGTTAACGCCCAAAACTTTTGCTATTTCAACTGTTTTCCTGGAACCGTTGGCTTTGTTAAGTAATTGATTGACGCTTGACTGGGCCATACCTACTTCTTTGGCCAGCCTGCCTTGCGTAAATTTGGCGTTGCGCATAGCTAAATCAAGTCGTTCTGAAAATGTCATTGTGATCTTCCTCTCCTCTCTATGTTGGGCAGTTTATCGGCTTTCCGATGAAACTTCTAGGTTTAACGTTGAATATCGATTTACCTATTGATAATATGTCGTCAATAGGAGATGCGATTATGAAACATAAAGCTATAGAAAAAGCCATTGAGATTCTTGGGAGCCAACAAGCCTTAGCCAAGCGATGCGGAAAGGCTCAATCAACAGTCTGTGATTGGCTTAACTGCAAGAACAAGATTTCACCCGAATTTGTGCCGTTATTGGTTGCAGCTGTCGACGGAAAGATCCAAGCGTATGAATTTCGTCCAGATCTACCAGAGCTTTTCCCACACCCAAGCTTAGCGCACACGGGGGAGGAGTGAGGTGCATGCTTGTTGATCGTAGAGAAATGAAAAGCGCCAGTGCGCGACGCTTTTCAAGAAATTATGCGGCAACCGTTTTTTCGATTAATGCCTGTTTTCTTGTGGGCTGTGAATACCGGATTTTTTCAGCGTCTCAATATGTCGGCGCAGATCGGAGATCAAAGTCTCAGTCATTTCGGGAGTAAGCGCGAAGAACTGAGTTTCTTGTGCTGAATCCAGTGGTTGCATAGGGGAAGTCAGGTACTGGAATTTTAATGCTAGCGCACCATAACCGGGCAATGGTCCAGCCTGCCAGGCTGTAATAGGAAAAACAGGAATATCGTTTTTTTTGTGACATGTCGAACCTCCTTTGGTTCTTTTGTTTATAGGGATCAAAAAGATAACTGAAGGAAGGTTCGGCACCAACAAGTACGAATGTGCGGAATCTTAAAAGATTTATCCGTAAGGAGATGGCAGTGAACACCGCAATTTTTAACGGCAAAGCATCCATGACCAGCGTTGAGATCGCAGAGCTGGTGGGTAGCCAACACAAAGATGTTAAGCGCAGCATTGAAAGGCTCATGGATAAGGGGATTATTCGAAGTGCGCCAATGGCGAATTTCGAAATAATCAACAACTTAGGATTAAAACGAAATGTAGGTGCTTACATCTTCGAAGGCGAACAAGGTAAGCGCGACAGCATCATTGTCGTCGCACAGCTCTGTCCTGAATTCACTGCTCGCCTGGTAGATCGCTGGCGCGAACTGGAAGAACAGATCCGTAAGCCAATGAGCGAAATCGAAATGGTTGCAGCGATGGCTCTTGAAGCTGTTCGCCAGCAGAAACGGATCACTCAGGTGGAAGAAAAAGTCAGCCATGTTGCCGAAACAGTTGAGCAAATCAAAAAGGGCACCATTCGTGAGGGCTATGCCGGATATCGCCAACTGAAAGCGAAAACCGGTTTGTCAGATGATAAATGCCGCAATCTGGTGAACGCCTATCAAATTCCTACAGATACCCACGAGTTTATGACGCCGGACGGATTGTTATCACGTCGCGCAATTGTTGCTGTGGAACCGTTTATGGCCGCTTTTTATCAGGTTATGGAGGAAGCAGAACCGCGAGGGACTCGCTGGTATCACCCGAAAATGGGGTTATTTCAGGTTATTGGTTGGCAGCGGTGAAAAAAAGCCGGGTAGTGACCCAGCTCGCTCAACGTTAGTAAAGGCAACCTCACAAAGAAGTAAGCCAGTAACATCCAAGAACATTTGCGTTAGTAAAAATACCAGTAAGCATATGAATGTTTCAAGCCTAAATATTGATTCTGCAATTTCGGGACGTTACACTGTCTCTGCACCTTATAAAGCGGGTGCCGGGGGTCGCAGCCCGGAATTGCATACGGCGATATATGACGCGCCAGCGTCTTTTTTATCGTCCGCGCTCACGCACGCCAGAATTATGGTGGGCTGGGCAGGGGAGCCGAAAGGCTCGCCGGTTTCCGTATGCGCCGGTACTGCGAACCCTGTTCAGTTCACCACCCATGAGTTTCGCAGCTCCGGTGGTGGAAGTTATCCATTGCATACGGAGGCTGCCATCATGGCTACAGTCCCAACTTCCCCATACCTGAAAATCGAAGTCGTCAACGGCAAGGCCGTTATTTTCTCCCTGCATGTTGCCTGCCATTTCAAGCGAATGCACCAGAACATCGTCGACAAAATCGAGTATCTGAACTGCTCACGTGAATTCTTCTCCCGTAATTTCATTCCGGGTACTTACCACGTGTATGGCGATTCCCTGCGTGGTTATTACATCACTCTTGATGGTCTGATGATGCTTCAGCTTGGGTTAAGTCTGCGCACAATGCGGTACTACGAGAGCTGCATTGAAGCATTCCATGAGGCTGAAACCAGCCTGAATCACACTGCTTTCCGCCGTAATCAATGGGAGGTGCGCCCATGATTCGTCGCATCGTTAATTCCCTGTATCACCGATACAACCGTTGCCCCCGTGTGGGGCAGTGGTTTGCCACCAGCAACGGTCACGTTCTGCGGGTTTGTCTGGTCAGCACCGAAAACCAGAAAGTTGTGTGTGAATTACTGGGGCGTAACTACACCATCAGTTACCCACTGGTGGCGTTTCAGTCCGGAAAAATGTTTAAACGCCTGGGAGGTGCCGTGTGAACTGTTTTCAGTTTGTATGCGGAAGTGTTTTCGATAATCCGATTCAGCGCCTGATTATGTTGCGTGTTTTGATGTCGGGTTCTTCAGACGGTGAAGGTGAGAGGGTTATTGATCACCAAGTCCTTGCCGATTTTTGTTGCTGTTCAAAACAGGCAATGTTCAGAGAAGCTCTGGCCCTAGAAAGGGCAGGGTATCTGCGTATCCGAAAAATTGCAACGCTCACTATTGATGCAAAAGCCCGGCTCCAGCCTGCCCGGGGTTACACCATTGTTATGCCGCGTAAGGAGGCTGTATGAGTCGTTACGCCCCCACACCGGAAGTTATAGCTATTGGTCAAATTAATATTTCCGGCAATGTCACACCAGCGAACTGGTGGAAACATATTCGGCTACCCAGTGGTCGTCCGGATGCGACCGCTATCGCCCTGCTCTCAGAGATCGTTTACTGGTACCGCCCGACAGAAGTCAGGGATGAGCATACCGGGGCTTTGCTGGGATATCGCAAGCGTTTTCAGGGGGACAAGCTGCAAAGAAGTTATCAGGCGTTTGCTGAGCAGTTTGGTTTCGGGAAAAGGGAAACCGCGGATGCGTTGAAGCGCCTTCGTGATGCCGGGTTTATTTCCCTGGATTTACGCACGGTGGAAATGCTCGATGGTGTGAAATGCAGCAATATTTTGTTTGTCGGGATCAACCCACAGGCAATTGCTGCCATTACTACTCCTTCTTCTGTTTCGCCAGAAAGTAACAGCAATAACGCAATCAGCGATACAGCTATTACGTTAAAACGGAACACCCCCCAACGTCATAACGGAACAGGGGATACGCCGAATGTTGATACAAATACAGAGATTACTACAGAGATTACAACGGAGACTAAAAACACTATTGGCGCATCCGCTGACGCGTCTGCACCAGCGCGTTCTGCCCGACAGGAATATTCACCGGAATTTGAACAGGCCTGGCAGGAATATCCCAAACGTGCTGGTGGCAATTCCAAGTCAGCAGCCTTCAAAGCCTGGAAAGCCCGTCTCAGGGAGGGAATAAAACCGGAGACCATGCTTGATGGCGTGAAGCGGTATGCCGCCTGGGTACGTGCTACAGGAAATACCGGCACACAGTTCGTGAAGCAGGCCGCGACGTTCTTTGGACCCGATCGTCATTTTGAGGAATCCTGGCAACAGCCAGCCGCTCCCGGAGGTGGGCGAACTACCGGCCTCCCGATCTCGGGATTCAGTGAGCAGGACTACGGTTCAACGAACTTCAACTGGTGATTTTTCGAGGTGATGAGCAATGTTTAAACAGTTAAAAAAACACTACGCACAACACGACAAAGCGCAATTGCTCAACCGCAGGGCGGAACTGGAGGAGGAGATGCAGTTTGCCCGTGCCGGGAAGCGTCCGTGGCGCTGTGAACACTGGCTGACAAGCGAGGAAACTGCTGAGTGTGAGAAACACGGGAAATACACACGTCTGGTGTTGAAAGGGCCAGATGTTCGTGGGGAAACCATCAAACGGGTGTCTGGTTGCCCGACCTGCATTGCGAATGAACTGGATCAGGTACAGGAGGCGTTACGCATCCTGAAAGTTCATGAATTACTTGACAGAGCTGGTATTGCCCGCCGCTTCCAGGACTGCGAGTTTGAGAACTACCAGGCTGTGAATGCTGACGCACAGAGAAATCTTGAGGCTTGTCGGCGCTATGCCAGTTCATGGGAGAAGTGTCTTGCTGCGGGTACCAGCATGATCATGATTGGCAATTGCGGTACCGGGAAAAATCACCTGGCTGTATCAATGGCAAAAAATATTATTCGCCACCACCTGGCGACTGTCGAAATTACGGATGTCATGCGACTGACCCGCGCTGTGAAAAATACCTGGCGTCACAATTCTGAACGCACTGAAGATGAAGTTATTGACCATTTTGTATCGCTGGACCTGCTTATCATCGATGAGGTTGGTGTGCAGTTCGGTACGCCAACAGAGATAACCATCCTGCAGGAAATCATCAATGCACGTTACGAAAGCGTTTTACCGACAATTTTGATCAGCAATCTGACGTTTGACCAACTTAAGGAGTCCATTGGTGAACGGATTGTGGATCGCGTTACTGATGGTGGGCGTAACTGCCTGGTGTTTGGTTGGGAAAGTTACCGTGCACATATCGGAGGTGTGGCAGCATGACTTCTCCTGTCTGGCGTAACGATGACCTGGAAGGCGCTGTCATTGGCGCGTTTTTTCTGCGAGGGGCAGATCCTGAAGTGATGGATATTCTGGCCACACTGCCGGCGGACGTTTTTTCTGTACGAGCGTATCGGGATATCTACACAGGCATCTGCAGACAGGCCCGTGTTTCCGGCGTGATTGACCCCGTGCTGTTGTGTAATGATATGCCGGAACTTGCCCCGGTGATTACTGATACCGGGCGCAAAACCTGGGTGAAGTCGTCACTGGAGCACTATGTTACGGCGTTGCGTCGCAATGCTGCATTGCGTGATGCAGAAAAAACACTTAATGAGGCGTTGCAGAAATTACGTGATGCGCATACCTGTGAAGCAGCTGAAGATGCCCTGAAGGATGCGCAGAACATGATGGCCTCATTGTCGACGGAAAAGGGCGTTATTCAGCCGGTACATATTGATGATGTGCTTCCGGAAGTGGTTGAGCGTGTTGAATGCCGGAATCAGGGACTGGAAAAATCCAGAACGTTGAAGACCGGTATTGATGAACTGGACGCAAAAACAGGCGGCATGGAGCCCGGCGACCTGGTATTTATTGCGGCTCGTCCGTCAATGGGCAAAACCGAACTGGCGCTGGATATCATCGACAAGGTGACTGAGCAGGGGCATGGTGTTCTTCTGTTCACAATGGAAATGGCGAACATCCAGATTGGTGAACGCATGGTATCTGCGGCTGGAGGAATGCCGGTATCATGCCTGAAATCTGTCACTCACTTTGAAGACGAAGACTGGGCACGTTTCTCTCAAGGGGTGGAGCGGATGACCGGGCGCAATATCTGGATGGTGGACCAGGCGAACCTGAGCATTGACGAGATATGCGCAACAACGAAACACCACCTGATTAAACATCCGGAAACGGCGCTGGTGGTGGTTGATTATCTCGGACTGATAAAAACCCGAACCACGGGGCGTCATGACCTTGCCGTTGGTGAAATCTCAAAGGGGCTTAAAGGCCTGGCAAAATCCGGTGGTTTTCCGTTGATTGCGCTGAGCCAGCTTTCCCGTGGTGTGGAGTCCAGACCCAATAAACGTCCCATGAACTCAGACCTGAAAAATTCCGGAGAAATAGAGGCGGATGCAGACATCATTCTGATGCTTTACAGGGATGAAGTGTACAACCCGGATACGCAGGCCAGGGGCATCGCAGAAATCAATATCACGAAACAACGTAACGGTTCTCTGGGGACGATTTACCGGCGTTTTTATAACGGACATTTTCTGCCTGTGGACCAGGAAAGCGCACAGGTTCTTTCCACCCCAATGCGGCAGCCCCAGCCGCGCAGATACAGCAATACACGTACCGACAGCAGTAAGATGGAGCGTTTCTTTTGAACAACCAAACAATGACTTTTACCCCTGAACAACTACGTAAACAGGCACAGGAAATGTTGCGACAGGCGGAACAACTGGAAAAAACAGGTGTAACAAAAGATGCCATTCGTCGGGATATGGTGCCAGCGCTCAGGGAACTGATGCAGGCTAAACATCGCGCACAAAAAGCGGTGGATGAGCTGGTGGATTGTGTGGCAGAGCTGGAAACCAAGGTTGGGAAGTTTGAAAAGCTGGTGCAGGAGGTACTGCGCTGATGCGTGATATTCAGATGGTTCTTGAGCGTTGGGGGGCATGGGTGGCAAATAACCACGAGGATGTTACCTGGTCACCGATTGCTGCGGGATTCAAAGGACTGATTCCGTCAAAGGTTAAGTCACGCCCGCAATGTTGTGATGATGACGCAATGGTTATCTGTGGTTGCATGGCTCGTCTGAAAAAGAACAACAGTGATTTGCATGATTTGCTGATAGATTATTATGTGGTTGGTATGACGTTCATGGCACTGGCCTGTAAGCATCATTGTTCTGATGGATATATAGGAAAAAAACTTCAGAAGGCTGAAGGAATAGTCGAAGGAATGTTGATGGCATTGGATGTTCGTCTCGAGATGGATCGCGAAGTTGTTAGGTGTTATTGACTAACGTTTGCTGGCAAAATTGAATAAAAAAGGGGCGCAAAAACGCCCCAAGAGTTTAGGGTAATAAATAACAGAAGGTTAAAAAGAAAAGACAAAAATGTCTTTCTTAATGCAGTGACGTGAGGGCGTCACCCACATGTTGTGGGAGATAAATATCTCCCACAACATATCTTTTTTAATAAAAAGATTTAGAACTGGTAAACCATACCTACAGCAACGATATCATCGGTAGCAACGCCAGATGCTTTCGTGAAATCGCTCTTATCAATCAGGTTGATTTTGTAGTCAACAAAAGTGGACATATTTTTGTTGAAGTAATAGGTTGCGCCTACATCAACATATTTAACTAAGTCTTGAGCGCCCCATACTCCGAGATCTTTACCTTTAGATTGCAGGTAAGCCACGGACGGACGCAGCCCAAAATCGAACTGATATTGTGCAACAGCCTCAACGTTCTGAGCTTTATTAGCGACGAAGCGATCAGCAAATACCGTCATATTCTGGGTTTCAGAATAGGTAGTGGCCAAGTAAATGTTGTTAGCGTCATATTTCAGACCAGCTGCCCATACTTCAGCATTTTGACCAGATGCATTCAGGCTGTTGTTACCGTAGATAACCTTATTATTAGTGCGGTCAGATTTAGCATAGGTTGCACCTACGCCGAATCCTTCATACTCATAAGTAGTGGAGAAACCGAAACCATCACCATTAGCTTGAGTTACGTCAGTGTGGTCATTTTTACCCTGATACTGAGCAGCAAAATTCAGACCTTCAACCAGACCAAAGAAGTCGTTGTTACGATAAGTTGCAACACCTGTGGTGCGTTCAGTCATGAATACATCTGTTTGGGTCCAGGTATCGCCACCGAATTCTGGCAGAACGTTAGTCCATGCACCGATATCGTATGCTACACCGTAGTTACGACCATAATCGATGGAGCCGTAGTCGCCGAATTTCAGACCAGCAAATGCAAGACGAGTTTTGTCTGCGGAGGAACCTTGAGATTCAGCACGGTTGCCTTTGAATTCATATTCCCACTGACCGAAACCAGTCAGTTGATCATTGATTTGGGTTTCACCTTTGAATCCCAGACGAGCATAAGTTTTGTCACCATCGTGTTTATCGTTAGAGGAGAAGTAGTGCCCGGCATTAACTTTTCCGTACAGATCTAATTTATTGCTGTCTTTGTTATAAATCTCAGCTGCCTGAGCGGACATAGCCATCAATACTGATGCTGCTACAGCAGAGATTGCCACTGTTAATTTTTTCATTATGAATCCTTAGTTCTTTTGGGAACTATTATTAAAAAATAATGTCGCTGCAACTTAAATATACATCTAATCGGTACGGTTATTTCAAGATATGGGGTTTATTTAAGGGTTTATAGTGTGATCAATATCACATTTATGTGTGGCGTTAAATATTGGTGATAATTTCCAATGCAGTATTTATCTAAAATATCTAAAATATCTAAAATATTATAGTTGTTGCATTTTTATAATATAAAGTTATACGTACAGGTTTACGTACGTAAAAATTTAAATATGATGTTAAGAGTGATTACTACGTCACACAGCTTAAAACCGCCGCCGGGCGGGTTTTTTGTGCCCTAAAAACGGCACAGAACATTAAACGCGCTGGTGGTTACGAATACCGGTCTTTCAGCTTGCTGGCTTTTCCGGCAAGAGTTATTGGTATGTCACGTTAACCAGAAAAGGGAAAAAGACATGCTAAAACAGCAGGATATGACCGAAACTGCCAGAGTGGTGTTTAATGAATTGAGCGTCACCGAACCGGCGACTGTCGGGGAAATTGCGCAGAATACTTACCTTTCACGCGAACGCTGCCAGTTAATACTGACTCAGCTTGTTATGGCGGGTCTGGCAGATTATCAGTTCGGTTGTTACAGACGCCTTCCGCAGTGAAGGCTTTTTAATTTGTGGTAATGGGCGGCTGGTGGGTGTTAGCGGCACCTGCCAGCCATCTGCTCATGCGTTGGGGTCACAAGCAAACCTCAGGCCCATCTGCTTTGCGCAAAAGCGGTATGAGCCTATCAGAGAAGTGCTTATTGATCTATGGCCAATACTGTAAAAATATCCAGTTGTGAGTTAATCAACGCTGATTGCCTGGAATTTATCCAGACCTTACCGGAAAACTCTGTCGATCTGATAGTCACAGACCCGCCATACTTTAAAGTGAAGCCCGAGGGCTGGGATAACCAGTGGAAGGGCGACGATGATTACCTGAAATGGCTGGATCAGTGTCTGGCGCAATTCTGGCGGGTACTGAAACCTGCCGGAAGTCTCTACCTGTTCTGTGGTCATCGCCTGGCATCTGATATCGAAATCATGATGCGTCAGCGCTTTAATGTGCTGAACCACATTATCTGGGCGAAGCCGTCCGGACGCTGGAACGGATGCAACAAGGAAAGCCTGCGGGCGTATTTCCCTGCAACAGAACGCATTCTGTTTGCAGAACATTATCAGGGGCCATACCAGCCCAAAAATGACGGCTATGCGGCAAAGGGACGCGAGCTAAAACAGCACGTCATGGCCCCGCTGATTTCTTACTTTCGTGATGCGCGTGATTCACTTGGGGTAACATCGAAACAGATAGCGGAAGCGACCGGAAAGAAAAACATGGCGTCACACTGGTTTGGTACAAGTCAGTGGCAGTTGCCGAACGAGGGTGATTACAGAAAACTGCAGGTGTTATTTGCACGTGTAGCAGCAGAAAAGCATCAGCGCGGAGAACTGGAAAAACCACATCACCAGCTGGTCAGCGCATACAGTGAACTGAACCGACAATATGCCAGCCTGCTGGCAGAGTACAAATCTTTACGGCGTTATTTTTCCGTATCGGCTGCTGTTCCTTATACCGATGTCTGGACGTACAAGCCTGTGCAGTATTATCCGGGCAAACATCCCTGTGAAAAACCAGCGGATATGTTACGTCAGATAATTACCGCCAGCAGTCGTCCGGGAGACTTGGTTGTCGACTTCTTTATGGGGTCAGGCTCCACAATTAAAGCCGCAATGACGCTGGGGCGTCGGGCAATTGGTGTGGAACTGGAAAAAGAGAGATTTAATCAAACTGTAACTGTAATAGAAAATAATCTTTAAACACGCTTTCTGTTATTTATTAATTATTGAAATAATAAAAATATATGAGTATATTTACAAATATTGACATTGATTTTTGTTGAAAAAATATCTTATCTCGTTAATATTCGCACCCGGTTCCGAGGGGGTATTGCTGGGGCATTTTATTTTTCTTGAGGAACCATTGCCGACTTAGCTCAGTAGGTAGAGCAACTGACTTGTAATCAGTAGGTCACCAGTTCGATTCCGGTAGTCGGCACCATATGCGGGTATCGTATAATGGCTATTACCTCAGCCTTCCAAGCTGATGATGCGGGTTCGATTCCCGCTACCCGCTCCAGCAGAGGACGATGCCAGGCTGTTTCAGGCACTGACACATTATATGTGTGGGATGTTTTACCCTAACTCCTTACCACATCCTGTTCTGTAATGAATATTATTTATTACGGTACCAGTGCTGTTTTTTTACAATAGTGGAATGGTGCATTACTGGTGGAGATTTGTATTTCCTGGCAGGGCTGGTAATGTATCATTCCGGTGTTGTAAATAACACCCCAGAGACGTTCCTCAGTGCGAGGGTGGTTGAAAGAGTCGGTTTTGCGGGAAACCACAGCATCCATGCAGGACTGGATGTTTCGGGAGGCACCCGACGTCTCTGGTCATAATAAAATCATCGCGTTCTCTTCATGCCATTTTATGCCATAGACCGCCACGCCAGGCGGTTTTTTTTATTCAGAATTCAGTATTTATGCGGCTCGCTACGGCGGGCCTTTTTTATTTCCGCGCCACGCCCGGCGCACATCAAAAAAACCACAGAGCCTTTCAGGGGTGAGCTTACGGGATGGTCAGTGTGACTTTCTCTGTGGACTGGTCACCCCCGGGCGCAGGCTCACCCACTAAAAGGAAAAGTCACGATGTTTGGTATTTTCAAAAAGAAAACCCGCAAGGCCATTACTGAAGTGAAGAAGATGGAGAACCGCGACGCAGTGGAGGCGACCGTCTGGGGCGCGTATTCCATAGCATTCGCCGACGGCACCTGTGATGCGAAAGAAATCGCTGTACTGGAAAAAACCATTGCAGCACTTCCTGCCTTTGCGCCGTTCTCCGGTGAGATTGCACAAATGAGTGCAAATATCCGCGCCCGTTATGAAGCGTCACCTCGTAGTGCGAATGCTCAGGCTTTGCGTGAACTGGCTGATGTGGCAGGAACCGCCGAAGCGGTTGATGTGCTGTGCCTGTGTCTCGATATTGCTGACCAGGACGGCATTGGTCCGGATGAAGAAGCGCAGCTCAAGAAAATTGCTCAGGCGCTGCAGTTGCCGCTGGAGCAGTACCTGTGAAAAGTGCGCGCCTTGTGCTGGCTGCCATCCTGCTGTTTCTGGTAGTGGCGGTGGATTTCACCGGACGGCTGATGTCGGTGCTGGCAGATGGTGTGCTGGTGGCGATGGCGCTGGCCGTACTCTGGCCTTTACTGCGTAAATCTGAATAACACCACACAAAAGGTATCTGCGGGTGCCTTTGACGGGTGTTTTTTACGGGCCGCTGGTGGCCCTTTTTTATTTACAGGAGAAAAAGTATGTCTGAACCCTTGTCCGGTTCCGGTACGGCTGCGGCGCTCGGCGGGGCGACGGTATTCGGGCTGTTTACCGGAACGGATTTCGGGATTGTGTTTGGGGCGTTCGCCGGGGCGTTATTTGTGGCAACGATGCCGCAGGCGCTTTCAGCCTGGCGTGTGGCGGCGCATTTTCTGGTGTCGTTTATCGTTGGCGTGCTGGGTGCGCATGTGCTGTCAGCCTGGATTGCATCAAAAACAGGTTATGACGGTACATCGGCGGATGCACTGTGTGCGGTGCTGGTGGCGGTGGTGTCGGTGAAGATTCTCTCGTTCATCCACCAGCAGGATATTGCATCGCTGGTGTCCGGCCTGTTCTCCCGCCTGCGGGGTGGAGGAGGCGGCAATGTTAAGTAACCTTTCCGGATTGCTGAATGTGGCGTTATGCGCGGTTATCGTGCTGACGCTCTTTTTTTATCGTCGTCGTGATTCCAGACATAAACCGCTGATGTCATGGCTGGCCTGGTTGCTGATGCTGCTGTATGCCTTTGCGCCCCTCAGCTATCTGTGTGGTCGCCCGTTAGCAACGGGCTGGCTGGAAGTGTTTTTTAATCTGCTGTTCTGCGTGCTGGTGATACGTGCACGCGGGAATGTCACAAAAATCTTTCCATTGTTGAGGTGAATATGTCGGGTAAATTCAGATTCAGCCGCCGCAGTGAAAAAAATCTGGAGGGCGTCAAACCACAACTGGTTGCTGTCGTTCGCCGCGCCCTTGAACTGACGGAGGTTGATTTCGGTATTACGGAAGGTCTGCGCACGAAAGAGCGCCAGAAACAACTGGTCGCGGAAGGGAAAAGCCAGACCATGAACAGCCGTCACCTGACCGGTGATGCGGTGGATGTTGTGGCTTATGTTGGTAGCCAGGTGTCATGGGACTGGCCTCTGTACGAGAAAATCGCACAGGCATTTAAGCAGGCTGCCGCAGAGCTGGGAACTGCCATCGAATGGGGCGGGGACTGGGAAAACACTGAAAGACGGGCCTCACTTTCAGTTGAAACGATGACAGCTTTTATTCTGCAGGAGAATGTTTTGAAAAAAAATAAACAAAAAGCCGCAGCATCGGCAAATGCAGCGGCTGGCACAAAAACCGAATTGTCATTTTTTGAGCAAATTCAGTCAGAGATTATGGCAATATTTAATGAAGTAGTCCGTTAATCTCTCCTCTGATGTTCTCTTGTGATTGTTCCTCGCCTGCCTCAATACCCCTGGCAATCTGGCTGAAAATAACATTGGCGAGCTTGCCATTGTGTCTGGTTAGCAGGCGTTCACCCTCCTGAAGGAATGAATTGGCTAGCTCCTGCTTGTCGCAGCCGGTGAGGCTTGCGACTTTTAGTGAGAGGTGAGTCAGAGCCATTTGCTGGCTGCTGATTAAGGCGACAATTACTTCCAGTTGCTCTTTAGTCATGAACACTCCTTTTTGCGTTTAGTTCAGCGGGGATTGTGTCAAGTGAATTGCAAAATTATGAGCCGAAAGCACTGGACACACAGAATGCCGCTAGCGGCGGCGAAATGGGCGCTGGTAGCGATACTGGTGCCTTTTTTATTGGTGGGCTGTGTCAGCTTAAATAAGGCGAGCCGGCTTTTTGACGCTGCTTCTCAGGTCTGTGAAATTGTCGATGGTATCCGACAGTGTACGCAGAATTGATACCAGCATTACAGCAGCCCTTCAGTGTGAGGGGCTGCGATAATGCTGTTGGCCTGAATATCTCCATTGAAAACAGGAGGCGAAATGTCTGAGCGAAACTATGAAGCGATTGGACGCTGCGTTGTTCTGCGAAAGCGTATTGAAGAAAATCTTTGCGCGCTGCAAAAAATAAAATCGGAAATTGTTTCTGCTGACTCTCCATTTTTATTGGATGGGCGGTTGTGTGGGAGCCATTCACTGGTGCTTAGCATAGAAACGAATGCAAATCGCTGCCGTGAATTGCTTGATGAAACAATGCAGTTGGTCAGTGAACATAATCAGCACGCTGTGGCGGCGGGACTGAATGCAATACACGTTATCCCCGAGAGAGAAACGTTTTAATCGGTGGAGAATGAAATTCCATGCCATCACGAATCCCCCGCGCATGCCGTAAGCGAGGCTGCGCAGGCACAACGACAGACAGTTCTGGCTACTGCGATAAACATCGGGGTGAAGGCTGGGTGCAGCACCAGCGCGGACTGAGCCGCCATCAGCGTGGCTATGGCTCAAAATGGACGGTGATTCGTGCCCGTATTCTGAAGCGCGATAAAGGTCTGTGTCAGTTGTGTCTGCGTGTCGGTGTGGTGAGCGAGGCGAAAACCGTCGACCACATCATCCCGAAAGCGCATGGCGGAACAGACGCAGACAGCAACCTGCAGAGTCTGTGCTGGCCCTGCCACAAAGCGAAAACAGCGCGCGAACGAATCAGGTGATAATTATTCTCACTTGTGGGGAGGGGCGGGTCAAATCCCTGCAACCCTGGCTGTCCGGGACCGCCCGCCAACCCTTCCTCGCATCGCCGCAGGTTCGAAAACTTTTTTTGGGAATGCGATCAAACGATTGATAGGTAAAACCGATTATGTCAGGACCCCCGAAAACCCCGCCACGCCTGCATTTGATACGAGGCAACCCCTCAAAGCGCCCCGTTAAAGACCCCAAAAAAGCCGCTAAAAAGGATGAAAAAGGTCTCCCTAAAATTCCGCAACATTTAGGGGCGCAGGGGAAGTACTGGTTCAGGCGAATGGCGGAAGAACTGAATGCGGAAGGGATCATTTCTCAGCTTGATGCGCGTGCACTCGAGTTACTGGTGGAAGCCTACACCGAATACCGGCATCACTGCGAAACACTTGATGCTGAGGGTTATACCTACCGCACGGAAACGCAGAACGGTGATGTGCTGATTAAGGCACACCCGGCTGCTGCGATGAAAGCGGATGCCTGGAAGCGGATCCGGGCGATGCTTGCAGAGTTTGGTATGTCACCGGCAAGCCGGGCGAAAGTAAATACCGCCGGACCGGATGATGTTGATCCGCTGGCGGAACTTTTAAAAGCGAGAGACTGATGGCAAAAGTGGCTGACGGGATCCGCTACGCCGAACGTGTTGTTGCAGGAGAAATTGTCGCTGGCGAATTTGTCCGTCTGGCCTGCCAGCGTTTTCTTGATGATCTGAAGTACGGCGAAGAGCGGGGGATTTATTTCAGTGAACCCCGTGCGCAGCACATCCTGAATTTCTACAAATTTGTGCCCCATGTAAAAGGGGCGCTGGCAGGCCAGCCCATTGAACTGATGGACTGGCATGTATTTATCCTCATTAATATTTTTGGTTTTGTCATTCCGCTGGTCAATGAAGAGACCGGGGAAGTTGTCATGCGCAGCGATGGCAGCGGACGTCCGGTGATGGTGCGCCGGTTCCGGACGGCGTACAACGAAGTCGCCCGTAAAAACGCAAAATCAACCCTGTCATCGGGTATCGGCCTGTATATGACGGGGGCAGATGGTGAAGGCGGTGCTGAGGTGTATTCAGCCGCAACCACGCGTGACCAGGCCAGAATTGTGTTTGAAGACGCCAAAAATATGGTCAGGAAAGCCCGGTCGACACTCGGGCGGTTGTTTGATTTCAACAAGCTGGCGATTTACCAGGAGCAGAGCGCATCAAAATTTGAACCGCTTTCCTCGGATGCAAACAACCTGGACGGTCTGAACATCCACTGCGCCATTATTGATGAGCTGCATGCACATAAAACCCGCGACGTGTGGGACGTTCTGGAAACGGCAACCGGTGCCCGTCTGCAGTCCCTGTTATTTGGTATCACCACGGCGGGCTTTAACAAGGAAGGGATTTGTTACGAGCAACGCGATTACGCCATCAAGGTATTGCGAGGCTATAACAGCGACGTGGAGGGCGCGGTAAAAGACGACTCCTACTTTGCGATTATTTACACGCTCGATGAGGGAGATGATCCGTTTGATGAAACGGTCTGGCAGAAAGCGAATCCGGGCCTGGGCATCTGTAAACGCTGGGATGATCTGCGTCGTCTGGCGAAAAAAGCGAAGGAACAGGTTTCAGCGCGGGTGAATTTTTTTACCAAACACATGAATGTGTGGGTCACTGCCGAGTCTGCCTGGATGGATATGATTAAGTGGGAGAAGTGTGAATACATCGCTCCACAGCATGAGCTGAAAACATATCCCATGTGGGTCGGCGTCGACCTTGCTCATAAGATTGATATCTGTGCGGCGGCAAAACTCTGGCGAACGGATAACGGGCATGTTCATGCCGATTTTAAATTCTGGCTTCCGGAAGGACGGCTGGAACGATGCTCACGGCAGCAGGCAGAACTTTACCGGAAGTGGGCGGAGATGGATAAGCTCATCCTGACGGATGGTGATGTTATCGATCATACTCAGATAAAAAGTGACCTGCTGGAATGGATTGGCGGTGAAAACCTGAGGGAACTGGGATTTGACCCGTGGAGCGCAATGCAGTTCAGTCTGGCGCTGGCTGAAGAAGGTATACCGCTGGTGGAAGTTCCGCAGACGGTCCGCAATCTGTCAGAGGCCATGAAGGAAACGGAATCACTGGTCTATGCCGGACGTTTCCACCACAGCAATCACCCGGTCATGAACTGGATGATGTCTAACGTTACGGTGAAACCGGACAAAAACAACAATATCTTCCCGAATAAATCCACGCCGGAAGCCAAAATCGACGGCCCTGTGGCGATGTTTACAGCAATGAGCCGGATGCTGGTCAATGGCGGTGAACCGGAGCCGGATCTGTCTGAGCATCTGGTCAGCGTTGGTATTCGCTCGCTTTAACCGAGGTCATTATGTTTCTGATAATTCTCACGCCACTGGTGGGCGTGCTGGGGGCGCTTTTGCTGGCGTATGGCGCCTGGCTGATTTATCCCCCGGCTGGTTTTGTTGTTGCCGGGGCGCTGTGTCTGTGCTGGTCGTGGCTGGTTGCGCGTTATCTCGATCGCGGTCACCGGGTCGCCTCCGGAGGTGAGTAATGTTTTTCCAGGGGCTTTTTCAACGCAAAAATAACACCCCCGTCACAACGCCCGGGATGCTTGCGGAAGAGCTGGGGTTGTCATACGACACCTATACCGGAAAGCGGATCAGCAGCCAGCGGGCCATGCGGCTGACGGCGGTCTATTCCTGCGTCAGGGTGCTGGCTGAGTCTGTTGGTATGCTGCCCTGCAGTCTCTACAAAATCAGCGGCACCCTTAAAACACGGGCGGTGGATGAACGGCTGCATAAGCTGATTTCGGCAAAACCCAATGGCTACATGACGCCGCAGGAATTCTGGGAACTGGTTATCGTCTGCCTGTGTCTGCGGGGTAATTTTTACGCCTACAAGGTAAAGGCACTGGGGGAAGTGGTGGAGCTTCTTCCGATAGATCCGGGCTGTGTGGAACCGAAGCTGAACAGCCAGTGGCAGCCGGTTTATCAGGTGACGTTTCCGGATGGTTCCGTGGATGTGCTGACCCAGAATGAAATCTGGCATGTGCGTACCCTGACGCTGGATGGACTTGTCGGTCTGAATCCCATTGCATATGCGCGCGAGGCCATTTCACTGGCAGCGGCAACCGAGGAGCATGGTGCCAGATTGTTTGGCAATGGCGCGGTAACATCCGGTGTGTTGCGTACGGATCAACAACTTTCTGACCAGGCTTATGCGCGTATCAAAAAGGATTTTGAGGAACGGCATGTCGGGCTGGGAAACTCTCATCGTCCGATGATTCTGGAAATGGGGCTGGACTGGAAAACGGTGGCACTGAATGCCGAGGACAGCCAGTTCCTGGAAACCCGCAAGTTTCAGCTGGAAGAAATCTGTCGCCTGTTCCGCGTGCCGCTGCATATGGTGCAGAACACCGATCGCGCCACCTTCAACAATATTGAAGAGCTGGGGCTTGGCTTCATTAACTATTCCCTTGTGCCGTATCTGACCCGCATTGAACAGCGGATCAATACAGGGCTGGTCAGGGATAGCAAGCAGGGGAAGTTTTACGCCAAATTTAATGCCGGAGCATTGTTGCGTGGCGACATGAAATCCCGCTTTGAAGCGTATGCCACGGGGATCAACTGGGGGATTTATTCCCCTAATGACTGCCGTGATCTGGAAGATATGAATCCCCGACCGGGCGGTGATGTGTATCTGACTCCGATGAACATGACCACCAGTCCCTCTGCTGGCGATGACAACGGTAAGAAAAAGGAGAGTGGAGATGCAGACAAAACAGCGTCTTGATATACCGCTGAACCTGAAATCCGTCAGTGATTCCGGGGAGTTTGAAGGTTACGGTTCTGTTTTTGGTGTTAAGGACAGCCACGATGATGTGGTGGTCCCCGGAGCCTTTACCACAACACTCCATAAATGGAGCGAAAAAAAGGCGCTGCCTGCGTTGCTCTGGCAGCACCGCATGGATGAGCCCATCGGTGTGTACACCGAAATGAAAGAAGATGATGTCGGGCTTTATGTCAGGGGGCGATTACTCGTTGATGATGATCCCCTGGCAAAACGTGCACATGCCCATATGAAGGCCGGTTCTTTAACCGGCCTTTCTATTGGCTACATCCTGAAAGACTGGGAATACGACCGTGAAAAAGGGGTATTCCTGCTGAAAGAGATCGACCTGTGGGAGGTCAGTCTGGTGACGTTTCCTTCCAATGATGAGGCACGTATCAGTGATGTGAAAAATGCGCTGGCACGTGGGGAGATCCCTGAACAGAAAATTATTGAGCGGGTCCTGCGCGATGTTGGACTCTCGCGAACCCAGGCCAAAGCATTCATGGCCGGGGGGTATGGCGCTTTATCCCTGCGTGATGCTGAGGATGTGGATGCCGCACTGAATGCACTGAAAAATCTTAAATTTTAATCAGGAGTAAATAATGGCTGTTGATATTAAAGACGTGGAACAGGTCGCGCAGGATTTGCAGCAGAAGTTTGACGATTTTAAGGCAAAAAACGACAAACGTATCGACGCGATCGAGCAGGAAAAGGGAAAACTTGCCGGAGAAGTGGAAAACCTCAATGAAAAACTGACTGAACTGGAAAACCTGAAAAGTGATCTTGAGGCTGAGCTGGCTGAAGTTAAGCGTCCGGCAGGCGGCACGCAAAATAAAGTTGCCAGTGAACATAAAGAAGCGTTTATCGGATTTATGCGCAAGGGGCGTGAAGACGGTCTGCGTGAGCTTGAGCGTAAGGCGCTGCAGGTGGGCAATGATGAAGATGGTGGTTATGCCATTCCGGAAGAACTGGATCGCACCATTCTGACGCTGCTGAAAGATGAGGTGGTGATGCGCCAGGAAGCCACCGTGATCACCCTCGGTGGCTCGGATTATAAAAAACTGGTGAATCTGGGCGGCACAACGTCCGGATGGGTGGGGGAAACGGATGCACGTTCGGAAACCGCCACCTCAAAACTGGGGCTGATTGAACCCTTTATGGGGGAAATCTACGGCAACCCGCAGGCCACCCAGAAAATGCTCGATGATGCTTTCTTCAATGTGGAAGACTGGATCAACAGTGAGCTGGCGCTGGAATTTGCCGAACAGGAAGAAATTGCCTTTACCAGTGGCGACGGCAGCAAAAAACCAAAAGGTTTTCTGGCTTATGAGTCCACCGATGAAGATGACAAGACCCGTGCGTTTGGCAAACTTCAGCACATTGCTTCCGGTGCGGCTTCCGGCGTGACTGCCGATGCGATCATTAAACTGATTTACACCCTGCGCAAGGCGCATCGCAGCGGCGCGAAGTTCATGATGAACAACAGCAGCCTGTTTGCCATTCGTCTGCTGAAGGATAACGACGGAAATTATCTGTGGCGTCCGGGTATTGAGCTGGGTCAGCCTTCTTCTCTGGCAGGGTATGGCATCGTTGAGAATGAACAGATGCCGGATATTGCTGCCGATGCAAAAGCCATTGCGTTTGGTAACTTCAAACGTGGCTATACCATCGTTGATCGCATCGGTACCCGTATCCTGCGCGATCCGTACACCAATAAACCGTTTGTGGGTTTTTATACCACCAAGCGAACCGGCGGTATGCTGGTGGATTCTCAGGCGATTAAGCTGATGAAAATTGGGGCTGCAACCCGCCAGAAAGCCGCTGCGTAATGCGGTTTTTTTTGTGCCCGCGTAATTGCGGGCACAGGAGGAAAATATGCTCCTGAAAGAAGAGGAAATTAAATCTCACCTCCGGCTCGATGATGGTTTGTACAGTGACGGCGATTTTCTGAAACTGCTGGCACAGGCGGTACAGAAAAGAACAGAGACATACCTGAACAGGAAGTTGTATGCACCGGAAGAGACGATTCCGGAAGACGATCCTGACGGGATGCATCTGACTGATGATGTTCGTCTGGCAATGCTGATGCTGGTCAGTCATTTTTATGAAAATCGCTCAACGATCACCGATGTGGAGAAGCTGGAAACGCCAATGAGTTTCAGATGGCTTGCTGGCCCTTACAGGATTGTCCCGCTATGAAAATCAGACAAAGTCAGACCAGTGCCACTTACCTTTTACCGGATCCCGGAGAGCTGAATCGCCGAATAAAGATCCGCCTTCGGGTGGATGAACCCACCGCTGATTTTGGTACGGAGCCGACATATACGGAGTCGTTTGATGTCTGGGCAAAGGTGGCTCAGCCAGGCGCTGCCGCTTATCAGGGCTCAGTGCAGACAGAAAATATCGTTACGCATTATTTTACGATCCGTTTCCGTCACGACATCACGGCAGATCATGAGGTGGTTTATTACGGTCAGGAGTACCGGATCCGGCGAATACGCGACCTGAACGGTCAGCGGCGTTTTTTATTGCTGGAATGTGAAGAACTGCGTACAGCGCGACGACGGGGTGAATGCCATGAATCAGACAGCATTTTTACACGTCGACTTTAAACAACCAAAGGAGCTGGAGTTTAATCGCGCCCGTCTGCGTCGGGCATTTGTGCAGATCGGGCGCGTCTATATGCGCGACGCAAGACGTCTGGTGATTAAACGCGGACGATCCGGTCCGGGAGAGAACCCGGGATATCAGACCGGGCGTCTGGCCCGCTCCATCGGTTATTACGTTCCCAAAAAAACGACGCGTCGCCCCGGACTGATGGTGAAAATTTCTCCTAACCAGAAAAACGGGCAGGGGAATCGCCGTTTCCCTGAAGGCGCACCCTATTATCCGGCATTTCTGTATTACGGCGTTCGCCATTCAGCTTATGGAATGGATAAAAAGGATAAGCGGCAGAAGAAGCACCATTCTTCGGCTTTCCGGCTGGCCCCGCGTAATAACTTTATGGCTGACGTTATTGAGCGGCGGCGTCACTGGACGCAGGAACTGTTGTCCCGTGAGTTGCAGTGTTCGTTACGTCCGGTAAAAAGGAAGCATAAATGAAACTGACAACAATAATTGCGGCGTTGCGTGAGCGATGCCCGCGTTTTGAGAATCGTGTTGGTGGTGCAGCGCAGTTTAAGGCGATCCCTGATGCCGGAAAACTGCGTCTGCCTGCTGCCTATGTTGTCCCCTCTGACGATGCGCCGGGGGAACAAAAATCACAGACCGATTACTGGCAGGATTTGACAGAAGGCTTCTCCGTTATTGTTGTGCTCAGCAATGAGCGTGATGAAAAAGGGCAGTGGGCAGCCTATGACGCCGTTCATGATGTCGTAGAGAACTCTGGAAAGCCCTGCTTGGGTGGATGCCGGACCCGCAGGGGGGCGAGATTGTTTATGCCGGTGGCACGCTGCTGGATCTGAACCGTTACGAACTGTATTACCAGTTTGATTTTACGGCGAAGTATGAAATCACGGAAGAAGACACGCGACAGGCAGAGGACGTGAATGCTCTGCCGGATTTATCCTGCTGAGTATTGATGTGGATTACATTGATCCTGGTACTGGCCCAGATGGTGACTTTGAGCACCATCTGGAAATGCGTTTCCCTCAGAAATAAGAGTCCCTCATGTTTGTGAAACCCCTGAAAGGGCGGTCGGTTCCTGACCCTGCCCGTGGAGACCTTTTGCCTTCTGACGGGCGAAATGTGGAAGAAAACAGCTACTGGCTTCGCCGTATAGCGGCGGGTGATGTGGTACGTGTTAAACAGGATAAGGCTAAAGAATCATGACAATAAGTTTTAGTGCTGTTCCGTCGGATACGCTGGTGCCGTTGTTTTACGCCGAGATGGACAATTCTGCTGCAAATACAGCAGTGACCAGCGCGCCTGCATTATTGATCGGGCATGCCAGCAACGATGCCGCCATTGAGGTTAACAGCCTGGTGCTGATGCCGTCAGCAGATTATGCCCGTCAGATTTGTGGGGCCGGGAGCCAGCTGGCGCGTATGGTTGACGTCTACCGTCAGACAGATCCTTTCGGTGAACTGTATGTTATTGCAGTACCGGAAGCCAGAGGGGCGGCGGCGACGGTCAGGGTGACAGTTACCGGAGAAGCAGAGGAAAGCGGCACCCTGAGTCTGTATGTCGGGCGCTCCAGTGTACAGGTGCCTGTGGTGAATGGCGATGATGCCACTGCGGTTGCCACCGCGATTAAGGAAGCGGTAAACGGGGTTATCACCCTGCCGTTTGCGGCGTCATCTGATGCAGGTGTGGTGACGCTGACTGCCCGCCATAAGGGGCTGTATGGTAACGAGTTGCCTGTCTGCCTGAATTATTATGGTTCTGGTGGTGGTGAGATTCTGCCTGCGGGGCTTCAGGTCGTGACGGAAGCCGGAACTGCGGGTAGCGGCGCGCCTGATCTTACCGCCGCTGTTGCTGCTATGGGCGATGAGGCATTCGACTTTATCGGTCTGCCGTTCAACGATGCCGCCTCCATCAATATGATGATGACCGAAATGAATGACAGCAGCGGTCGCTGGAGTTATGCGCGCCAGTTATACGGGCATGTCTATACCGCAAAACTGGGAACGCTGTCAGAGCTGGTTAATGCCGGAGATATGCATAATCAGCAACATATCACGCTTGCCGGTTACGAAAAAGAAACCCAGTCGCCTGTCGATGAACTGGTTGCCAGTCGCCTTGCCCGTGAAGCGGTATTTATCCGCAATGACCCGGCCCGTCCGACACAGACGGGGGAACTGGTGGGGATGCTTCCGGCACCGAAAGGTAAGCGATTCATCATGACAGAGCAGCAGACCCTTTTATCTCACGGCGTGGCGACGGCTTATGTGGAAGGCGGCACGTTGCGGATCCAGCGTTCCGTAACCACATACAAAAAGAATGCATATGGCGTGGCAGACAACAGCTATCTGGACAGTGAAACACTGCATACCAGCGCATATGTTCTTCGCAAACTGAAATCGGTCATCACAAGCAAGTACGGACGCCACAAGCTGGCAAATGATGGTACCCGTTTTGGTCCTGGGCAGGCGATTGTTACTCCTGCCGTTATCAAAGGGGAGCTTCTGGCGACATATCGTCAGATGGAGCGTGCCGGTATTGTGGAAAATTACGATCTGTTTAAACAGTATCTGATAGTTGAGCGTGATGCGGATAACCCGAACCGACTGAACACGCTGTTCCCGCCGGATTATGTTAACCAGTTACGTGTCTTTGCGGTGGTTAACCAGTTCCGTCTCCAGTATTCAGAGGAGTCAGCATAATGGCAAAGATCGCCGGAACCTGTTTTTTTAAAGTGGATGGTCAGCAGTTATCGCTGACAGGTGGCATTGAAGTGCCGATGAACACCAATGTCCGGGATGATGTCGTCGGCATGGCTGGTGATGTGGATTACAAGGAGACCTGGCGGTCACCTTACGTTAAGGGCACGTTTAAAGTGCCCAAAAATTTTCCGGTCGACAAAATTACCGCCTCAGACCAGATGACGATTACTGCCGAGCTGGCAAACGGCATGGTGTATGTGCTTTCGGCGGCCTGGCTGCATGGCGAAGCAAACCATAATGCCGAAGAAGGTACGGCAGATCTTGAATTCCACGGCGAAGAGGGAGGATATCAGTAATGAGCGTGACAGAAATTGTTTTAAAAAAACCGGTGACAGCGCATAACGAAACGCTGCATGTGCTGGAGTTGCGTGAACCCACGTATGACGAAATCGAGGCCCTGGGTTTTCCTTTCATTATTTCCGGTGAGGGCAGTATTAAACTGGACAGCCAGGTGGCACTGAAATATATCCCGCTGCTGGCGGGGATCCCGCGTTCATCGGCGGCGCAGATGGCAAAACTGGATATTTTTAAGACCAGCATGCAGATCCTGCGTTTTTTTACCCAGTCGGAGACGGGAAGCACCTCCGGAAACGACTCTACAATGTTGCCTGGTTCTGGAAACTGAATCCACTGGAGCTGCGACGGGTGGCTATTTCGCAGTTTACAGAACTGGAAGCCGAGGCCGTCCGCATTAACGAGGAGATGAAGCATGGCTGACAGTTTTCAGCTGAAGGCGATCATCACTGCCGTGGATAAGGTGTCGGCACCGCTGAAGGGGATGCAGCGCCAGCTGAAAGGCTTTAAAAAGGAGTTTGCCAGCCTGTCTCTGGGCGCAGCGGGTGCCGGAACCGCAGTACTGGGGGCGCTGGCGCTCCCGGTCAAATCTGCCATTGCCCTTGAATCAAAAATGGCGGATGTCCGGAAAGTGGTGGATGGTCTGGATACGCCGGAAGCGTTTAAGGCAATGACGGAACAGGTGCGCGACCTGTCAACAGAACTGCCCATGTCGGCGGAAGGTATCGCCGAAATCGTGGCGGCGGGTGGTCAGGCTGGCATCGCCCGTGACGAGCTGATGCAGTTTACTGACGACGCCGTGAAGATGGGGGTGGCCTTTGACACCACGGCGGAAGAATCCGGTCAGATGATGGCACAGTGGCGCACAGCCTTTAAGCTGACACAGGGAGAAGTGGCAGGACTTGCGGACAAGATTAACTATCTTGGCAATACTGGTCCTGCAAGTGCGAAAAAGATTTCTGATGTTGTGACCCGTATTGGCCCTTTAGGCAGTGTTGCGGGTGTGGCCTCCGGAGAGATTGCCGCAATGGGGGCAACCATTGCCGGAATGGGGGTGGAATCAGAAATTGCAGCGACGGGGATAAAGAATTTTATGCTGTCGCTGACAGCGGGGAATTCTGCCACCAAATCGCAGAAAAAAGCGCTTCGCCTGTTGCGCATTGACCCGAAAAAACTGGCGGCGGATATGCAGAAAGACGCCCGTGGGGCCATGCTGCACGTACTGGATTCTCTGGCGAAAGTGCCGAAAGAAAAACAGGCTGCTGTGCTTAATGCGCTGTTCGGGAAGGAGTCTCTGGGAGCCATTGCGCCGCTGCTCACGAATCTGGATTTGTTGCGAACCAATTTTAATCGTGTGGCGGATGCGCAGCAGTATGGCGGCTCAATGCAGAAAGAATATGCCGCCCGTGCCGCGACGACGGAAAATCAGTTGTTGCTGCTGCAGAACCAGATCAATGCGATTTCTTCCACGTTGGGGGAAACCTTCCTGCCTTCAATCAATGAAGGCATAAAAGAGATGAAGCCTTTTCTGGAAGAAGTGCGCACGTTTGTCAGAGAAAATCCTGATGTCGTAAAAACCATCGCGAAAACTGGTGCGGCATTACTGACGATGGGCGTGGCGATTGGCACATTGACACGCATAACAAAAATCATGGGTAGCGTGATGAATATGACACCGGCAAAGGGACTCATTACGTTACTGGTAGCGGGGGCGTATCTCATTATTGACAACTGGGAAACGGTCGGGCCGGTTGTGAAAAAAGTCTGGCAGGAGGTTGATCAGGTTGTCAGGGCAATGGGGGGATGGGAACAGGCAGTAAAAACAATAGCAACGGTTTCTGCCCTGTATATTGGTGTGAAAGCGGTGGCAGCCATTCGTGCAGCAACAGTCGCCCAGAATCAATGGACAACGGCGGCAGGAAAAACGGCGCTGAAATTAAAGGGGCTTGGTAAGATCAGTCTGATTGGTGGATTGCTTGAACTGGGCATGATGGCGCAGGAGTTTGAAAAAGAACATCCCTGGCTTGTTAAAAATTTTGTGGCTGATGCACTGAATAGTGGATTTGGTCTGAATGATAAGTTCGACGAGTGGGGCAAACAGTTCCATGATTTTGTCTATGACATGACCGGATGGCAGATGCCACGTGGTGATGGGTATTTATCTCCAGATAAACGCTACATCCCGAATGTATCACTGGAAAGGAATCAACTGTTAAGCCTTTCATCGTCACCGGCAACCCGCAGCGAACTTAAGGTGACGTTTGACAACGCGCCGCCGGGAATGCGTGTCATCGATTTGCCGAAAACAGGCGATCCCTTTATGAAAATCACCCATGACGTTGGGTATTCTCCATTTAAAAGGTGAATTCTTTTTTTGTGGTGAGAGATGAGGCAAAATTATCGCGTAACATGCTAACAATGGAGTTTGTTTTGTGATAAAGCCATTTTTAATGACAGTTGCAATATTAACCTCTTGCTGTGCTCAGGCGAAAACACTAACAAATGCGGAGATTGCTTCACGATTTGTTAATAACGTTAAAGCATCTGCATATAATGATGTTGACTTGGATACAGATGGATTCAGACAACTGAGGATATCGTGCCCATCCCCTTCTGCCAGCGGTGCGATTATATTGAGAAAAGCTTCTTATGAATTCGGCAAAAGTATAGGTGTATTTGATTTTGCAAACAATGCATCACCAGCGACGATGACACATCTGATCCCAATATATAAAGATGATGATTTTGATTCAGATACCGTTGGTTTTACATTTGTGTTCAAGATGCCAAGAGGCCAGTTTTTTGTAGATGTAAAAGAAAACGGGAATATCAGAGCTGGAGTTAATGTTAATGGCGAGTCTGGAGTGACCTACGAAAATTGCAAATTGAATATGAAAGATATTAGTGATGATTAATATATAAGCCGCCAGAAATTGGCGGTTTTTTTATAGTGGAGACAGTATGGACTTACCTTCTTTACCTTCTCTTTCTTCACTCCTTTCTGCATCTTCAGGTATCAATTGGCGCGATAATCTTTACGATGCTTCATTTCGTGGCGTTCCGTTTTCGGTGGAAAGCGACGAGGGTTCGTTCGGACGCCGCGTTCAGGTCCATGAATACCCAAACCGTGACAAACCGTACACGGAAGATCTCGGGCGTGCCACGCGACGGCTGACGATTAATGCGTATCTCGTTGGTGATGATTACGCAGAGCAGCGCGACAGGCTGATTACCGCGATTGAAACCGCCGGGCCGGGGACACTGATCCATCCGCAGTTCGGTGAAATGCAGGGTTGTATTGACGGACAGGTGACCGTTTCTCATTCCAGCACGGAAGGCCGTATGTGCCGGGTTTCATTTCAGTTTGTTGAGAGCGGGGAACTGTCATTCCCGGTCGCCGGAGCCGCAACCGCCAGAAAACTGGAGGAGTCGTCCGGATTCCTGGATGAGCTGATTGAAGACATGTTCGGCGATTTTGATCTCGCGGGAATATCGGACTTTATTCAGAACGATGTTATTGCCCGGGCAACCGATATGCTGGGAACCGTTCAGACAGCTTTCAAAATGGTTAATTCGGCTGTTTCTGCCGGAGCGAGACTACTGCAGGGCGATTTATCCGTCATTCTGATGCCGCCGTCGGTTGCCAGTGATTTTGTGCATACGTTGCAGGATACCTGGCGGGCAGGAACCAGACTGGTGGGTAACACACAGGATCTGGTGCAGTCCATAACGACAATGTCAGGTATTACGCTGGATCCAGGACTGGCACCGCGTGCTGTGTGGCCCACAGATTCCGCATCGGTTGTCAGGCAAAAACAGCAGACAAATCTGGTGGCTGCAGTCATCCGGACGACGGCAATCAGCGAGGCTGCAAGGGCGGTCACTTCACTGCCGCAACCCGGAAGTCTGGTGAAAAATCAGCAGGCGGTTGTGGCTGTTGGTGGTTCCACTGAACGTCAGTCCGATATCATTCATGTTTCTCATCCGGCGCTTGACAGCGTGGCAGCCAGCACAGAGCAGGATGAGACCGCGCAACCACCCACGCGGGAAAATCTCACCATCATACGCGAATCGCTGAACGCGGCGATTGAACAGGAGCTCAGGCGTGCGGCGGATGACAGGCTGTTTTTTCAGCTGACGTCATTACGTACAGAACTGAACCGGGATATTCAGGCCCGTCTGGTTCAGACGGAGGAGACCGCAGAGCGAACGCCAGCGGAGGTTCTTCCTGCGCTTGTTCTGGCTGCGTCATGGTACGACGATGCGTCCCGTGAAACTGATATCCTGGATCGAAATGCCATCTCCCATCCGGGCTTTGTTCCGATCAGGGCATTAAGGGTACCCGTCAGATGAATAATACCGTTTTACTTCGGGTTTCTGGTCGCGAATGGGGCGGCTGGACATCCGTCCGAATCAGTGCGGGCATTAACCGTATTGCCCGGGATTTTAATGTTGCCATTACCACCCGCTGGCCCGGAAGCCGGGATTATCAGCCCCGGATAAAAAATGGTGAGCTGGTTGAAGTGCTTATCGGGGATGAGCCCGTGCTCACCGGATATGTGGAGGCTCTACCGCTTCGTTATGACGCCAGCAGCGTCAGCATGGGAATTGTCGGGCGAAGCAAAACAGCCGATCTGGTTGACTGCTCTGCTTTGCCAGTCCAGCAGAGCGGAAAAAACCTGCTCAGAATCGTCAGTGAACTGGCTGCGCCATTTGGCATCACCGTTGTTGACGCCGGTGTGCCGCAGACAGCGGTGATTGATGCCCAGCCGGAACACGGCGAAACCGTTGCCGATTGTCTTAACCGGTTGCTGGGGCAGGTTCAGACGCTGGCTTATGACGATGAATGCGGTCGACTGGTTCTGGGGAAAACCGGAACAGGCAAAGCGGCGACAGCACTGGTGCTGGGAGAGAATATTCTTTCCTGTGATACGGAAAGAAGCATCAGAGAGCGGTTTTCTGAATATCAGGTCAGTGGGCAGCGCCCGGGCAACGATGATGATTTTGGTGAGGCCACCATTGCCGCAATACGTCAGACCATTCAGGACAGTGGTGTGACCCGTTATCGCCCTTTGTTGATTCAGCAGTCAGGCACAGCAACGACAGCAACCTGTAAGGCCCGTTGTGAATTTGAAGCGCGTCAACGGGCTGCGCTTACCCGTGAGACAACATATACGGTTCAGGGCTGGCGGCAGGGCAGTGGCGCGTTATGGCGTCCGGGGTTATCTGTCATCGTTTTCGACCCGCTGAATAATTTTGATAATGATGAACTGGTGATCGCAGAAGTCACCTATAACCAGGACGACCGGGGCACGACGACTGAATTACGGGTTGGCCCGGCAGATGCTTATCTCCCCGAGCCTGTTACCGGCAGGAAGAAAAAAATGTTGAGGAGGATTTCTGATGAACGGGTTTTCTCTTCGCAATCTGATTTCCCGGGCTGTCATCACGGCGGTGGATTCAGCCAGAAAGTGTCAGTCTGTAGGGTTGAAAATGATAGCCGGAGATCAGAAACAACACGTTGAGCACCTTGAGCCTTATGGTTTTACATCTGCTGCACATAACGGTGCTGAGGGCGTTGCTTTATTCCCGGCGGGCGATCGTTCTCATGGTGTGGTTGTGGTCGTGGCTGACAGACGTTACCGGTTGAAAGGACTGAAACGTGGGGAAGTGGCGCTTTATGACGATCAGGGGCAATCCGTTGTCCTGACTCGTTCCGGTATTGTGGTGAACGGGGGCGGGAAGCCCATTATTTTTCAAAACGCGCCTAAAGCGCGCTTTGAAATGCCTGTCGAATCCACCGCTGATATTACTGACAATTGCGACAGTGGCGGACTCAGCATGCAGCAAATGCGGCAGACCTACAATGCCCACAAACACACCGAAAATGGTGATGGTGGTGGGATCACTGACACGCCAGATCAACCGATGGGCTGAAAATCATGATGATTAATGTTAACGGGCGATCCGTGTCGACCGGGGCTTCGCTCGACCTTCTGACGCGTGCTGTGATTATTTCGCTTTTTACCTGGCGGCGTGCCGGGCGGGATGATGATGCACCGCAGATATTTGGATGGTGGGGAGATACCTGGCCTGCGGTTCAGAATGATCGCACGGGGTCGCGTCTGTATCTGTTGCGACGCAGCAAGCTGACAAATAAAACCCCGCAGCTTGCCAGAGATTATGCCCGTGAGGCGCTGGCGTGGATGGTGGAGGATGGTGTTGCTTCCCGTCTTGATATTAACGCTGTCCGGACCGGGACAGACTCGCTGGCACTTGCCATTACCATTTACCAGCGTGACGGCAATATTCACAACATTATTTTTGATGATATCTGGAGTGAACTGAATGGCTGACAGTCAGTTTTATCGCCCCGGCCTTCCGCAACTTATTTCTATGATCCGGAGCGATTTATTAACCCGCTTTGAGCAGGATACGCTGCTTCGTCGTATGGATGCGGAAGTGTATGCCCGTGTACAGGCTGCAGCCGTACACACGTTGTACGGGTATATCGATTATCTTGCCAGAAATCTGTTGCCGGACATGTGTGATGAAGACTGGTTGTACCGGCACGCCAGAATCAAACGCTGCCCGCGAAAAGATGCGGTGGCAGCCCGGGGATTTGTGCGCTGGGATGGCGTAGAGGGGACGCCGGTATTGCCAGCGGGAACGCAGATCCAGCGTGATGATCAGGTGACCTTCACCACGACGGCGACGGTGACCGCAGCCGATGGTCTTCTCCGGGTGCCTGTTGTGGCAGACGAACCGGGATCGGCGGGGAATACGGATGATGGTATTGCCATGCAGCTGGGAACACCCGTCAGTGGTCTGCCGTCCACAGGATACGCTGACACCATTACAGACGGTGAAGATATTGAAAATCTGGAAATATGGCGTGCCCGCGTTATGGAACGTTATTACTACATTCCACAGGGGGGCGCAGATCCTGATTATGTTATCTGGGCGAAAGAAGTTCAGGGTATTAACCGTGCATGGACTTTCAGACACTGGAAAGGTATTGGAACGGTTGGCGTGATGGTGGCGACGAACGATCCTGAACACCCGGCCCCGGATGAAAGCGTGATTAACGCAGTCAGGGACCACATCCTTCCTCTGGCACCTGTTGCCGGAAGCGGATTGTATGTATTCGGTGCCACAGAAAAAGTTATCCCGATGACGATTGCGTTATCGAAAGACACACCGCAAATCAGGGCGGCAATAAAATCAGAACTGAATGCGCTGATGTTCCGGGATGGTGTGCCGGAAGGGCGCATGTATCTGTCCAGAATCAGCGAGGCTATCAGTTTATCTGCAGGCGAGGTGGCCCATCGACTCATCGACCCTTCATCGGATATTGACCTGGGGGAAACTGAGCTTCCGGTACTCGGGGAGATCACATGGCAGGCTTATGACCCGGTAAGGAGTAAATAATGGATACGTTACAGGATGATTATACAAAATTGTTGTATGGCCTGATGCCGCCGGGACCTGCATGGTCAGATACCGACGGTGTACTTGACGGTCTGGCTCCATCGCTTGTGCGTGTTCACCAGCGGGCTGATGAACTGGTGATTGAAATCGATCCCGGTCAGTCCACAGAGCTGATTGAACGTTATGAAAAATTGTATGGTTTACCTGATTCCTGTTCTCCTGTCGGAACCCAGACATTACGCCAGCGCCAGCAACGTCTTGAAGCAAAAGCCAATGTAGCTGGCGGCATAAATGAGCAGTTTTTCCTGGATCAGCTTGAGGCGCTGGGATATACCGGCGTGACGATCGAACAGTTCCAGAATCTGGATGCAAGCCCCGATCCGGAATGGGGGGATCGCTGGCGTTATTTCTGGCGTGTGACGTTGCCGGTGGATGCCGGTGCTCAGTGGCAGACATGCACGGACGCCTGCAACACACCGATCCGGACGTGGGGGGATACGGTTGCGGAGTGCGTGATTAATAAATTATGTCCGTCACATACTGTCGTTTTATTTTCCTATCCAGATGAGGATGAAGATGCACAGGATTGATACGCTGACAGCGGTAAAAGATAAGTTTGGCCCGGGCAAGAACGGATTTACTGACGGAAATCTTCGCACAGGACGCCTTGCCACCTGGCTGAACAGTGCCATGTGGGATGCCATTCAGGAGGAAATCTGTGGTGTCATTGAGAAAGCCGGGATAGAACTGAATAAAGAAGAACACGATCAGCTATATAAAGCCATATTATTACTGGTGGGCGGTGCGATTAACGAAGAGGCATTGCTGATAAAAAATAACCTTTCGGATGTGGAAGATAAGGATGAGGCTGTTGAAAACCTCGGATTAAAACCTACGGTGGATAAGGCAAAAAATGCCGTTCAGCGTGATGGTGACACCATGACCGGGGAACTGAAAATCCGTGGTGTTAATGCGCTGAGGATTTTCAACGAAGCCTTTGGTCTGATTTTTCGTCGCTCGGAAGAGTGCCTGCACCTTATCCCTACCAGTGAAGGTCAGGGCGAGAATGGCGATATTGGCCCACTGCGGCCCATTTCCATTAACCTGCGCCAGGGCGATGTGGTTATTGGTGACAGGATTGGCATCGGTAATGAGAACAATCTGGGTGAAAAATCACTCACGCTCTGTGATAGCAATACCGGTTTTAAGTGGGGCGGACGCGGTGTTATTAATGTGTTTGCAGAGGGACACAACGCCTTTCGTTTTACAAAAAACGGTGTGCTGGCATTAGAAAATCTCTCGACCGGCAATTTAAGAAAGTTCACGCTGTCGTGTGACAGTTCTTCCACGAAGAGTGCAAGATTTAATCTATGGGGAAATTCCTCAAGGCCTGTTGTTGCAGAGCTTGGTGATGATTCTGGCTGGCATTTTTACAGTCAGAGGAATACGGATAACAGCATAACGTTTGCCGTAAACGGGCAGATGGTTCCATCAAACTACGGAAACTTTGATGCCCGCTATCAGCAGCGAAATGGCGGCGTGCAGGATGTGCGTTATGGTTCCGAAATGTATTACAACCCGGGAGGTAACCAGGTATCCTGGACATTTCGCTCACCTTCAGGCCACGGGTTATCCGGTATTAATGTGCAGGAAACCGGAAGTAATTCGGCAGATAACATCGGCGGCGTGTATTACCGTCCGCTTCAGAAACTGATTAATGGCACCTGGTATAACGTGGCGAGTGTTTAACAATGTTACATTTAAAAAATATTACTGCGGGTAATCCGAAAACCGCGGAACAATATCAACTGACAAAACAATATGGTGTCACCTGGCTTTTTTCGGAAGACGGCAAAAACTGGTATGAAGAACAGAAGAACTTTGCCAGTGACACAATAAAAATGGTTTACTCCGGGGACGGGCGCGTGGTGTGGGTCGGTAAGGATGTGACAGGCATTGAACCCCGTAACGCCAGTGTTATTGAAGTTCCGGATATTACCGCCAATCGCCGTATTACCGCGCCTGGTTACTGGTTCTACCGCAATGATGAATTTGTTTTTGACTACAAACTTAAAGCGGAAGATGAGCGTGATGCACTGTTAAAACAGGCCAGCATCATGACCAGCGAATGGGAAAAAGACCTGCTGCTGGGATTAATCAGTGACGAAGACAGGGAGAAACTGAAAGCGTACCGCATTTACGCGAAATCGCTGCAGGCGATGGATTTCAACATTATCACTGATAAAACCTCATATAACGCCATTGAATGGCCCGTCTCTCCGGAAGCCTCTTCCTGATTTAATTTATCGCGAGAAAAACTATGTCTGTAGTGATATCAGGTGCGCTGATAGATGGCGCAGGCATCCCCATGTCCGGATGCCACATAATTCTGAAATCCCGGGTAAACACCTCAGAAGTGGTGATGCGCACAGTTGCCGACGTGGTGACAGGAAACTGTGGCGAGTACTGTTTTAAGGCGCAAACCGGAAAATATTGCGTATATCTGAAGCAGGACTGGCGCGACGAGTACTGTGTTGGCGACATTGCTGTATACGACGACTCCAGGCCCGGTACGCTGAACGACTTTCTGACTGCCCTTGATGAAGGCGACCTCAAACCCGACGTGGTGAAGCGCTTTGAGGAAATGGTGGCGCAGGCGCAGCAGAGCGCGGAAGCGGCAGCGGAAAGCGAACAACAGGCCGGGCAACACGTCGCTGATGCGCAACAAATTAAGAGCGACTGCGAGACGCTGGCGGATAACGTACAGCAGAATGCAGAAGCCGTTGCCAAAGATAAAAAGCAGGTGGCACAGCTGGCATCATCTGCCACACAGGATGCCGCCCGCGCAGAGCAGGCCGTCAAGGATGCCGACACGATAGTCAAGAAAGCGGTCGATAAACTCGGTGAAGCTGCAACGCTGACCGGCGAGGCAAAAGCCAGCGCCGAAGCGGCAGCAAAAAGCGAGCAGAACGCGAAACAGCATAAGGACGAGGCGCAACGGATAGTTGATGACCTGAAGGGAAGCAATGCTTCCACGACAGAAAAAGGCCTGGTGCAACTCTGTAGTGATACGGACAACGACAGCGAAGAGCTGGCAGCCACACCAAAGGCTGTCAAAACCGTCATGGACGAGACGAAAACAAAAGCACCGCTGGACAGCCCGGCGTTCACCGGCACGCCCACCACACCAACACCACCGGATGATGCCGTCGGGCTGGAGATGGCGAACGTGGCGTTTGTCCGCAAACTGCTTGCTGCGCTGGTTGACTCGTCCCCGGAAGCCCTGGACACGCTGAATGAGCTGGCAGCGGCGCTGGGTAATGACCCGAACTTTGCGACAACAATCATGAATGCGCTGGCGGGTAAACAACCACTCAGCGACGTGTTAACCGCAATCAGCAATCTGGAAGAACGGGCAGATAACCTTCTGTGCTTTAATCAGGACGGGAATGCTTCACTGTCTCCGCTGTCAGAAAAAGCCCGGTCACTGCTGGCGCAGGCCACAGTGGAAGCCATGCGCAATGAGCTTGAGCTGAAAAGCGCAGCGGTAAAGGACATTCAGACAGACCTTTACGACAGCACGGAAGGCCGTGTTGCGCTGCCGGGGGCGTTCGGATACGGGCATGTGTTCTCTTCGTCGGAAGTGGTGTATTTCAGCGCCAAAAATGGCCCTGCCGAATTTCTGAAATGGGTGTTCGAAGTCACCCCCGGGCGTTACGCGGTAACACAATATGGAGGGAGTGGCATTTCATATAATCCCATCATTGCTTATGATGGGGGGCAACCCTATTTCAGGGGGCTTGTAGATATAGAAATACGATGCGGAATTGGTTCAGGCGGTATTGAATCAGAAACAGGCCGGTGGATAACTTTTCATGGCGATGCCGAATACAGCGGCGCTACTGGTGAGGGGCCGGCTAAGTATCAGGTATTGGTTACAAAATCAATGTCTTCGGCGACACTTCCCGGGGCATGGTCGCGGCTATTCTGGTCACGCGACCGACTGATACAACTGTTATGTGCAGGAGATACTACATCACAGCGCGCTCCGCAACCGGGTAGCCTGGTTCTTGCCGCATACCTGCCAGATAGCGGCAGCAGTGATGTCACATTACTTCGTACGCAACCTGTGCCGGGATCAAGGCTCCGGCAGGTGGTCTTCGAAGCTGAGTATCGCGGTTCAGGATTTAGTGCCGCTGCCAGGTCATTTGTCTACGGAAGTACCCTGCCTGGCACATATCTCGCTTTATCAGGAGGCCCGGATGTCACGTTTTATAATCGGGGGCTGGTTTCTTTGTTTGTGAGGGTTTCATGATGCAAATTAAAAAAATCACCAGTCCCCGCTACACCGAGTCCGGTGCGATTGACTGCGACGTGCTGTTTGAAGGAATGGAAGACCCGCTTCCGTACACAGCCACGCCAGAAGACACCGCGACGACAGGCCAGCAAATCTGGCAGGAACTGAAAAGCGGCAAATGGGGCGAAATCGCCCCGTTCACTGTTACGCCTGAAATGCTGGAAGCAGCAAAGGACGCTAAAAAACGAGAAATTGAGGTATGGCGCACAGAACAGGAAGCGCAGCCGTTCACGTTCGAATGGAACGGCCGCACCTGGAACGCTGGCCCCGACTCACTGGCCCGCCTTTATCCGGCAGTAATGGCATCAAAGTCTGACACAGCGCGAAAAACCATGGTATGGGGCGATGCGGAAAACCAGCAGGTGAAACTGTCGATGCAGAAACTGGATGAGCTGCTTACTGCAATGGCGCAGGCTCAGGTCGATCGCAATGACGAGATTTATCAACGTCAGCGTGAATTGAAAGAGGAACTGAGCAGTCTGGGGGATTTGAATTCGGTTAGGAATTTTATAGTGGAATAA